GCAGTTCGCGCAGCTGCCCCTCACCGTCGGCCAGTCGGTGACGCTTCTGCGGAATTCCAGCCTGCAGCTGCTGGGCGCCTTCAACGAGAGCACCGGCGCGACCGCGGGCCTGGCGTCGGTGATCAAGGATCTAGCCGACTTCCTGGCGAGCGACGCCGCCCTCGGCACCGTGGTCGAGTTCGCCGCGACGTGGTCGAGCGCCTTTCGGCTGATCACCAGCGACGTGCAGGCCGCCGTCGACATCATCGGCGGCGCAACGCGCGGCATCACCAGCCAGGGCGAGACGATCTTCGGCTTCCTGGCGCGCGCCTTCCGCGAGCTGCCGCTGAACGTGCGGGCAGGAATCCAGATCGCCACGGTCAACATCGCGGCCTTCATCGACTCGACGATCGCCAGCTTCGGCGCGCTGGCAGACTACATCCGGGCGATCTTCGACCCGCGGACCACGATCGCCCAGGTGCGCGCGCAGGCGCTGCGCACGCAGGCCGCGATCGAGCAGGCGCGGCAGGAGTCCGTCGATCAGGCGCTGCGCGAGCGGCAGCAGGCGCTGAACGACGCCGAGGCGGCGAGGCGCGAGTCCGAGCAGCGCCGGCAGCGCGCGCGCTCCACGCCGGGCAGCACGGCGGCCGGCACGTTCCGCACGCGGCCTGACGATGCCGCCGCAAAGGCCGCCGCCGCGGAGCGCAAGGCCGCACTCGACGCCGAGGAGAAGCTGGCCAAGGACAGCGCGCAGCGCGCGCTCGGCATCCTGCAGGGCTACTACGAAGACGCGCAGCTAGCAGCTGAGCAGTACTTCGCCGCACGTCAGGCGATCGAACTGGCGGCGCTTGATCGCAGCATTGCCATCGAGCAGCGCCGACGCGATGCGGCGGCGCCTGGATCGGCGGATCGCGTCATGGCAGAAACCGAGATCAAACTGCTGGAGGCAGCGAAGACCGACATCGTCGCCAAGGCGCAGCGTGACCGGGCTGCTGCCGAGCGCGAGATCGAGCAGCAGCTTACCCAGGCCCGAGCGCAGCAGCTCGACAACGAGGGCCGCACGGCCGAGGCAGCGCGCATCCGGCTGGAGGCGCAGTATCGCGACCTGCTGGCGCGACTCGGCAAGGACAGCGAGGGCGCGAAGCTGGTGCAGAAGCTGATCGACACCGGCGTCGCCCAAGCGCAGTTCGACGAGGTGAAGGCGCAGTTCGACCGCACCGTGGCCGATCTGCAGGCCCGCCAGCAGGCGATCGCGAACCAGCAGCAGACCGGCGCGATCACGAACGACACAGCGCGCCAGCAGCAGTCCGACGCGCAGCGCGCCGCCGTCGAGCGGCTGCGCGCGCTGAACGCCGAGCTGCAGCGGCTGGCGGCGGATCCCGCCGCGCTGCCGGCCGTCAGGCAAGCCGCGGAGGAGGCGAACGCAGCCTTCCAGCGCCTGCAGATCGACGGCCTGACCGGCCTCGACCTCGCGATCGTCGACCTGCTCGCCAGCCTGGCGAACCTGCAGGACGGCTTCGCGCAGTCGCTGACCGGCGCCGGCGTGGACGCGCTGACGAACCTCTTCACCGACTTGGCGAGCGGCAGCAAGTCGGCGAAGGACTCGATCCTCGATTTCGTGCGCAGCTTCGTCGCCAGCATGGCGCAGATCGCGGCGCGCGCCCTCGCCACCTACGCGGTGCTGCAGCTGCTTAAAGCGGCAGGGGTTCCGACTCCGGCCTTGGCCTTGGTTCGGCACAGCGGCGGCATGGTGACGGCTTCAGGCGGCCCTCGCCGCTCCGTCAACCCGCTCATATTCGCCGGCGCGCCGCGCTTCCACGCGGGCGGCATGGTGGGCCTGAAGCCGGGCGAGGTGCCGGCGATCCTGCAGACCGGCGAGGAGGTGCTGGCGCGGAACGACCCTCGGAATGCGGCCAACGGAGGGGGAGGCGGCGGCGGCACCCGTATCATCAACGTCCTCGATCCGGGCCTCGTGCAGGACTACATGACGAGCAGCAGCGGCGAGAAGACGTTCGTGAATCTGATCGAGCGCAACGCCGGCAGCATCCGGCAGATCCTTGCGGGGTAAGCCATGACTAACGCGACGGCCGCCGGATCGTCGGTATTGGCGCGGGCTAGTCTGCTGCCTGGAGGGGCCAGCGCAACCCCGATAGTTTGGGCGCATCAGCCCTACGGCGCGGTGCTTGAGAGGATGTCGTGGCTGACAGACGTGCTGCCGTCGTTCAACGGCGCAGAGCAGCGCCGGGCGCTACGGGCCGCGCCGCGCCGCAGCTTCGAGTTTGATGTCATGATGTCCGCCGCCGAGCGCCGGGCGGCCGAGAACCGGCTGCACCAATGGCAGGCGCGCCGGTGGGCGTTGCCCATCTGGCCGGACGCGCGACCACTGAGCGCATCCATTGCGCCCGGCGCCACGGCTGTGCCATGCGACACAGCGACGCGTGACTTCCAAGTCGGCGGCATCCTGGCGGTGGTGCTGAACACGAGGAGCTACGAGGTGCTGCAGGTGGAGTCGCTCGCCGTCGACTCGATAGGCCTCGCCGCGCCGGTCGCCGGGTCTTGGCCGGCCGGATCCGCCATCGTGGTTCCGCTTCGCGCGGCCCGGATGACCGATCGCGTGGATCTGTCGCGCTTCACCGGCGCGCACTCCTACGGACGATTCAGATTCGAGATCGACGAGCCCTGCGATTGGCCGGCCGCTGTCGAGAGCACCTACCGCGGCATCCCCGTGCTCGCTCAGGCGCCGAACTGGACGGAGGACGTGCAGCAGGGCTACGAGCGATTCCTGGCCCGGCTTGACCCGGGCATGGGCCTCACCTACGTCGATGACGAGGCCGGAGGCCCGCACCTGATGCAGTCGCATCGATGGCTGCTGGACGGGCGCACGCAAGCCGACGCCTTCCGCCGGTGGCTGTATGCGCGCCGCGGTCGCCTGGCCGCATTCTGGCTGCCGACGTTCGCCGAGGACTTCGTGGTCGCCGCTTCCATCGGTGCGTCTGCGCTCACCATCGACGTCGAGCACTGCGACTACACGCAGGCGATCGGCCAGGCAGTCGGGCGGCGCGACATCCGCATTCGGCTGACGACCGGCCAGACGTTCTACCGGCGCATCACCGGCAGCACGGTGGTGTCTTCGGCCGTCGAGCGGCTGTCGATCGATGCCGCGCTGGCCGTGCTCGTCTCGCCGGCGCAAGTGGAGAGCGTCAGCTACATGGCCGCGGCCCGCCTGGATTCGGACGCCGTCGAGATCGCCTGGACATCCGGCGCATTGGCAGAATCTCGCCTCATGACGAGGGTGCCGCGCAATGACCTATGACGCCCGCGAGCGCAGCGCGCAGGATGGCCAGCCGATCGAGCTGTACACCTTCGCGCGCGACACGCTGCGCTGGAGATACACCAGCGCCGACCGGCAGGTGACAGCCGCCAGCGCCACATTCGCGCCGTCGCCGATCGCCCGCTCGCGCATAGAGTCGTCCCAGCAGCTGTCGCGCGCCACGATCACGATCACGGCACCGCGCGAGCTTGAGATCGCCGAGATGCACCGCGTCGTCGCGCCGTCGACGCCGATCACCGTGCTTGTGCAGCAGATCCATGCGGGCGATTCCGAGGTGGCGACGATCTGGTCTGGCCGCGTGGTGGCGGTGGACTTCGCCGGCCCGGAGGCGCGCATCACCTGCGAGCCTATCGTCACCAGCATCAAGCGCCTGGGCTTGCGGCGGGTGTACCAGCGCAGTTGCCCTCATGTGCTGTACGGATCGGCATGCGGCGTCAGCCGAACCGCATACCACGCGGCAGGAACAGTCGCGTCTGTGAGCGGCCTGCAAGTCAATGTGGCCGCGGCGGCGGCACAGCCAGACGGCTACTTCGCTGGAGGCTACCTGCAGTTCGAGCTGGCACCGTCGATCTTCGAGCGCCGCTTCATCAGCGGCCACGTGGGCGATGCGCTCACGGTGGCTGCGCTTCCGCAGGGTCTGGCCGCCGGGACCACGGTGACGCTGTTCCCGGGATGCGACCACACGCTCGCGACGTGCTCGGGCAAGTTCTCGAACACAGCCAACTACGGCGGCTTCCCGTTCATGCCGACCAAGAATCCCTTCGGCGGCGATCCGATCTATTGAGGGCAGAGCATGGGATGGGAATTCGTCGCGTACCTGCTTGTCGCCGCGGTAGTCAGCTATGCGCTGGCGCCCAAGCCCCCGCAGCAGCCGCCGCCGTCTGTGGAGGACGTTGATGCGCCTACCGCCGAGGAGGGGAGACCGCTCGGCGTGATCTTCGGAGAGGTATGGATCACCGGCCCAAACGTGGTGTGGTACGGCGATCTGAGAACGACGCCGATCAGGCGCAAGGGCGGAAAGAAGTGAACGAGCCGGTCGTGCTGCTTCGGCATTGCGTCGGCGTGGACGGGCAGCCGTACTGCGCGCGCGGCCTGCGCGAGTTCATGCGACGGCACGGCATGGACGTGCGCGTTCTGGCCCGCCAGGGATACCCGGCGAGCGTGATCGAGGCGACAGGCGATGCGATGGCGCAGCGCGCGGCGGGCAACGCGCGCGCGGAGCACGAGACAGCGAGGGCCGAATGAGCGGGGGCAGCAAGACGCAGACCGTAGGGTGGCGCTACTACATGGGGCTCCACATGGGGCTGTGCCACGGGCCTGTCGATGCCATCACCGAGATCCGGGTCGGCGACCGCACGGCATGGACAGGGGAGCAGACGGCTTCCGGCGCGATCGCCATCGATGCGCCAGACCTGTTCGGCGGCGAGGAGCGCGAGGGCGGCGTGCAGGGAACGCTCGACGTGATGATGGGCGAGCCGTCACAGGCGCCGAACAGCTATCTGGTGTCGAAGCTCGGCGCGCTCGTGCCGGCGTTCCGCGGCCTACTGAGCACCGTCTTCAGGCAGGGTTACGTGGGCGCCAACAACCCTTACGTCAAGCCATGGGCGTTCAAGACGAGGCGCATCCTGCAGGGGTGGCATGGAGGATCGGCGTGGTATCCGGCAAAGGCGGCGATCGTGCTGGCGGCTCAGTCCTCGAGCGTGCAAAGCCAGGCCGCCTTCGCCATCTTCGCTGGCGCAGACGAGAACAACGCGTTCCCGTACCTGTACACCATGCCCAGCTACCAGCCAACTGCGGCCACGGTGACAGAAGACGTCGCGTCGTTCGCGCCCTACGGCGTCGACGGCAACAACAGGGCCGCCATCCTTGATTCGTCGCCAAGCTTCGACTTCGCGCAGGGCGAGGACTTCGCGATCGAGTTCGAGGTGAACGCCGCTGGCAGTAACGGCGGAATTGGATCTCAGCCCGCGAACTTTCTCTTCTGCCGAACGGAGGTCAACTCCACGACGGGAACCGGCAACTACACGATGCTTCGGAAGTGGTCGTTCTCGGAAAACAGCAGCATCGTCAGCTTCTCTGCGCCGGATATTGCCGGCTTGGTCAGTTGTCCCGCAACGTTCGGGGCGTGGACAAGCTACCGCGTCGAGCGCAACGGGACCACGCTGCGCATGTACAAGAACGGAGCGCTCGTAGGATCCAACACCTGCACGGCTGGCGCGATTTCTGGACCGTGCCGTATCGGCATCAATGGCCCCTATCAGTATGGCGTCGGAGACATCCCGAACACTTGGGGTGCGAACGTCGGAGTCACGAGTTACCGCAATCTGCGCATCTTCAAGGGCTCGATCACGCCGCCGATCATCGGCATGAACCCTGCGCATATCGTCTACCAGTGCCTGACCGATCCAGAGTGGGGCATGGGCTACAGCGCGAGCATCATCGACGATGTGAGCTTCAGGGCCGCGGCGGATACCTTCTTTGACGAGGGTATGGGGCTGTGCCTGCATTGGGCGAGGCAGGAGCAGATCGAGGCGTTCCTGCAGGTGGTTCTCGACCACGCCGGCGCGCAGCTGGTGCAGGACAGGCGCACCGGCCTGTTCAAGCTCACGCCGATCCGCGCGAACTACAGCCTCGCATCGCTGCCGGTGTACGACGAAAGCTTCGTTCGGTCTGTCGATACCTACCAGCGACCGGGGCTTGCCGGCGCCGTCAATGCGATCACCGTCAAATTCAACGACGTGGCGACAGGCCGCCGCGGCAGCGTGACGGTGCACAACCTGGCCAACATCGCCGCCCAGGAGGAGGCAGCCGCGCAGGCCAAGGCTTACCCCGGCC